GTTGACCACATTATTCCGCATCGTCTTAAAGAAGCGCTTGAATCAGGTGATAAAGAACGTATCGCAAAAGCCCAAGCCTTATTCTGGGACACAAAGAACTTCCAAAGCTTGTGCGAATTGCATCATAACTCCACCAAACAACGTATCGAAAAGAGTGGCAAAGTCATTGGCTGTAATGCGGATGGCATTCCACTCGATCCCAATTCTCATTGGCATCAATAACACCATGAAATACAGGGTGGGGGCGGGGTAAAAGTTCAAACACTTTCGCCCTGATTACCTAGCGCCCTCATTTGTGTGCACAACCGCGAAATGAAAAGTTTTTTTCTGGGAGGTTCCGATGGCAGGAAGACGCCCGAAACCGACCCACTTGAAGGTGGTCACCGGTAATCCGGGAAAACGAAAACTCAACGATAAAGAACCCCAACCTAAACGTGAAATTCCAAGCCCACCCGAACATTTAACGGATTGGGGGAAAATGGCGTGGGCAAAATTAACCTTATTACTTGATAGGATGGGCGTTTTAACTGTGGCTGACACGCTGGCATTAGAACGGCTGTGTGATATCTACGCCGATATTCTTCAATTGCGAGACACCATTGCCATTGAAGGTCGGACATACACTACAAAAACGCAATTAGGGGATTTTTTAATTAAAGCGAATCCTGCCGTTGCCATGTTAGCTGATGCAGATCGCCGTTTTAAAAGTTATTTAGTCGAGTTTGGTTTAACCCCCGCCGCTCGTTCGAAGGTGAAGATGGATGGTGGAGAAGAAGAGGAAGATCCGCTCAACCAATATTTCGGTTGATCCGGCAACGCAATACGCGCAAGACGTGCATCAAGGAAAAATCTTAGCGGGGCCTGATATTCGTCATGCATGTGCGCGTCATCTTAAAGATTTAAACGAAGCCGAGCAACGAGGATTAGTCTGGGATGTCGAGGCCGTCAAAAGAGTGATCGATTTTTTCGCGAAAGTCTTAAAGCTCAATGGCGGGGAGCATGAAGGAAAACCGTTTATTTTATTGCCTTGGCAATGCTTTGTGATTGGCTCCATTTTTGGCTGGAAAATGACTGATGGTACACGCCGGTTTCGCATGGTGTACGTTGAATCAGGCAAAGGTTCAGGAAAATCACCGATGGCAGGTGGCGTTGGGTTGTATTGTTTAGTCGCTGACAGTGAACCGCGCGCCGAAGTGTATGCAGCAGCTACGAAAAAAGACCAAGCCATGATTTTGTTTCGTGATGCGGTGGCGATGGTTGATCAATCTCCCGCATTAAGTCAGCGGATCACCAAATCAGGCGGAACAGGTAAAGAGTGGAACTTGGCTTATTTGAAAACAAGTTCATTCTTTCGCCCGATTAGCTCAGATGATGGGCAATCAGGGCCTCGTCCCCATTGTGCGCTGATAGATGAAATTCATGAGCATAAAAACAATACCGCCGTCGAGATGATGCGAGCGGGCACAAAAGGTCGGCGGCAAGCCTTGATATTTATGATCACCAACAGTGGCCATGATAAAACCAGTGTGTGTTATGACTACCATGAATACGGTCGAAAAGTCGCCGAAGGCACTATCGAAGACGACAGTTTCTTTTCCTATATTTGCTCACTGGATGAGGGCGATGATCCCTTTAAGGATGAATCTTGCTGGGGGAAAGCCAATCCGTCACTGGGTTACACCTTTTCTGATCGCTACTTACGCGAGCAAGTGACACAAGCCCGAGGTATGCCCGCGAAAGAAAGCATTGTGCGTCGGCTTAATTTTTGTCAGTGGGTGGATGCTGATAATCCGTGGATTAACAGTGAAACATGGATGCAGTGTGAAAACACGTTCACATTTGATGATCTTCAAGGTGAAGAGTGTTATGGCGGATTGGATTTATCGGGAACCAAAGATTTAACCGCATTAGCCTTGTATTTTCCTCGTCTCAAACGTCTTTATGTCGAATTTTGGACACCCAAAGACACCTTATTGGATAGAGCGAAAACCGACCGAGTGCCTTACGACTTATGGGTAAGGCAAGGTTTTATGCATACGACGCCAGGGAATGCGGTGAGATATGAATTTGTGGCAGAACGTATTGCTGAAATGGCGATGCGCGTCAACATGAGAGCCATTGCCTTTGACCCTTATCGAATTAAATACCTTGAACCCAAACTCGATGAGGTGGGGGTGACAGTTCCTTTAACTCCGCATGGACAAGGATATTACAAAGCCAAGGACTCAGGGCTATGGATGCCACATTCTATCGAACTGTTTGAACAGCTAATTGATGACAAGAAGATTGAGATCCACACCAATCCTTGTTTGAGATGGAATGCCGCATCCGCTGTGCTTGAGGCTGACCAAAAAGATAACCGCGTCTTTGCCAAGAAAAAAAGCACTGGTCGAATTGATGGTGTGGTGGCATCAGCAATGGCGATTGGTGCTGCGGAAGGTGAGGTTGATGATGGCAACCTTGATGACTTTTTCTCTAACCCATTGAGTATGTGATGACAGATAAACAATATTCAATCGATTTGCGCACTAATCATGGTTGGTTTGCGCGTCTGGCTTCCTTCTTTGTTGGGGGAAGACTCGTGACACCTGAACAAGGTTCACAATCAGGCGTTATCTCAGCGCAAGGCTCGCTTGGTGATTCTTCTGTAAATGATGAGCGAATACTCCAAATATCCACGGTTTGGCGTTGTGTTAGCTTAATTTCGACGTTAACGGCTTGTTTGCCACTGGATGTGTTCGAAACGGATAAACAGGGAAATAGAACCAAAGTTGATTTAAGTAACCCATTGGCTCGATTACTGCGATATTCGCCCAATCAATATATGACCGCTCAAGAATTCCGAGAGGCAATGACTATGCAGCTTTGCTTTTATGGTAATGCTTTCGCGTTGATTGAGCGAAATAAAGTGGGTGATGTGATTAGCTTGCTTCCTCTGTTGTCTGCCAATATGGATGTACGCATGGAGGGGAAGAATATTATCTATAAATATCAGCGTGATCATGAGTTTGCGAAATTTAAACAACATGAAATTTTTCATTTAAAAGGGTTTGGTTTTAATGGATTAGTCGGATTGTCGCCTATTGCTTATGCGTGTAAGACAGCAAGCACGGCCGTTGCGATGGAAGATCAACAACGTGAGTTTTACGCTAATGGGGCTAAGTCTCCTAAAATTCTGACAACGGGCGATAAGGTATTGAATAAAGAGCAACGTAGCCAACTTGAAGAGAATTTCAAAGAAATTGCGGGTGGTCCCGTTAAAAAACGATTGTGGATCTTAGAAGGGGGATTTCAAGCACAAGATATTGGTGTTAGTCCTCAAGATGCAGAAACAATGTCTTCCCGCAAATTTCAAGTCAGTGAATTAGCCCGTTTTTTTGGTGTTCCCCCGCATTTAGTCGGCGATGTTGAAAAATCAACAAGTTGGGGAACAGGTATTGAGCAACAAAACTTAGGTTTTCTTCAATATACCTTACAACCCTATATCTCCCGATGGGAAAACTGCATTGCGCGTTGGCTTCTAAAACCCCCCGAAGTGGGAAAATACCATGCTGAACATAACCTTGATGGATTATTGCGAGGCGATTCTACTTCACGCGCCGCGTTTATGAAAGCGATGGGAGAATCGGGGCTAAGAACTATTAATGAAATGCGACGGCTTGATAATTATCCTCCTCTTGAAGGTGGAGATGTCGCTTACCGGCAAGTACAATATTTACCGATTAACCAACTCAATAAAGAGCCTCACGAAAGTGGGGCTTAATTATTTATGGGGGTTCAATGCCTGATATTAGAAAAACACTGAATTTTGATGAAGCGGAAATCAAATTTACGGGAGATGGCACACAAGGCGTTTTCGAAGGTTATGCCTCCGTATTTAGTCATCAAGATCTCGACGGTGACGTTATTTTACCCGGTGCGTTTAAGCATGTTTTAGATAAGCAAAAACAAAAAGTCGCTATGTTTTATAACCATCGAGTCTGGGAACTTCCTGTGGGGAAATGGGAGTACATGGAGGAAGATCAAAAAGGATTACGTGTGAGAGGACAGCTGACACCCGGTCATAGTGCGGCTCAAGATCTAAAAGCGGCAATGAAACATGGCACGGTTGATGGGCTTTCTATCGGATTCGGTTGTCTGCGTAATGACTTTGAGCGAACACCTTCAGGCCGTATTTTTAAAAACATCTCCCTGTTACGTGAAATTAGTATTTGTACATTTCCCGCTAATGACCAAGCACAGGTTTCATCACTCAAGAGCATCGATGGGTTATTAACGATCCGAGATATTGAGGATTGGCTGAGAGAGTCAGCCGGTTTATCAAAATCAGAAGCAGTCGGTTTTATTTCCCGCTTCAAATCCGCTATTCGGAGTGAGTCCGATGACACTCAACAATCCCTAGTCGCATCCATTGTTAACCAAATTAATGCATTTAATCTGAAAGGATAGAATATGTCTGACTTAGCTATTATCCAAGAAGCCATCGAAGGATCACAAAAAAAGGTGCAAGAGCTTTTCGATGCACAGAAGAAAGAAATTGAAGCTACTGGCGTAGTTTCAAAGCAATTACAAACAGATTTAGCCTTAGTTCAAGAGGAATTAAAAAAAGCTGGTGAACGTCTGTTTGATTTAGAGCAGAAAGGGGCAACGAGTGCTGATGATCCTAATACGAAAAAAGATTTTTCTGAGCGAGCAGCAGAAGCGCTGACAAAATCATGGAATGGGAGTCAGGCTTCTTATGAAGTGAAAACTTTTAATAAATCATTAGGCAGTGATGTGAGTTCAGCCGGTGTTCTCATTCAGCCGATGCAAGTACCGGGTATTATTATGCCGGGTATGCGTCGTTTAGTTATCCGCGATTTATTAGCACAAGGTCGTATTTCCAGTAACTCACTGGAATATGTACGCGAAAAATTGTTTACCAATAGCGCGGCACCCGTGAAAGAAAAGGCACAGAAACCAGAATCTAATCTGACGTTTGAAAAACAAACGGCAAATGTGATCACTATTGCTCATTGGATCCAAGCGTCTCGCCAAGTGATGGATGATGCTGTGCAGTTACAGTCTTACGTTAATAACCGCTTATTGTATGGCTTAGCATTAGTGGAAGAGGAGCAATTACTCAATGGTGACGGTACAGCGGATAATTTGACGGGGATTAATCATGTTGCCACTGCTTATGATACCACGTTGAGTGCTACGGGTGACACACATGCTGACCTGATTGCTCATGCCATTTATCAGGTAACAGAATCTGAATTTAGTGCTTCCGGTATTATTTTAAATCCTCGTGATTGGCATGCCATTGCGTTAATGAAAGATAAAGAAGGGCGTTATATTTTTGGTGGCCCACAAGCGTTTACTTCAAATGTAATGTGGGGATTACCTGTTGTTCCAACAAAAGCACAAAAACAAGGTGAATTTACTGTTGGTGCATTTGATTTGGCGTCTCAAGTATGGGATCGAATGAATGCAGTTATCGAAGTGAGTCGAGAAGATCGTGATAACTTTGTGAAGAATATGCTGACCATTTTGTGTGAAGAACGTTTAGCCTTAGCCCATTATCGCCCTCAAGCCTTAATTAAAGGGACTTTCCCAACGTCTGGAAGAAGTGCTTAAGTAATAGGTCGGGGTAGGTAACTATCCCGTATTACATCATGAATATCTTAGATGTCATTCCTCTTTCTTTATTAAAACAGCATCTCGAATACAGCGGTGATGATCGTGATGAGCAGATTATATTTTATGCACAAAGCGCATTAAATTATTGTTTGAGATGGTGTGATGAACCAGCATGGAAATCACCCGATGATATCCCTTATGAAGTGAAATCGGCAATGCTCTTAGTGCTGGGGGATATGTTTGAACATCGAACCAGCCAAAGTGAAATTCCGTTATATGAAAATAAAGCAGCAGAACGATTGTTACTGCTTTGTCGAAATTGGCGAGGTAGTTAATGGATCCGGGACGATTACGCCATTCTATTAATATTCAAAAATCAGTATTAGCGCCCGATGCCATCAGTGGCAGTGATGTGATTTGGACGGATCATGCGACAAAAGTACGTGCAGCGATCATGCCTTATCAAGGGCGGGAATATTTTCAAGCCCAACAAGTACAAAGTGAGGCCACAACACGAATTATTATTCGCTATATCGCTGACATTGATACTTCGATGCGTATTGTATGGGGTAAGCGAATATTTAATATTATTTCGATTATTGACCCTTATGAGCGTCATCGTGAGCTTCAATTGATGTGCAAAGAGGGCGTGAATGATGGGTGAGATTAAAATCAGTGGATTGTCTGAACTCGCTCAACGAATGCAAGACATTGCTCGTAAAACCAGAAATCAAAGTGCGCGTAAGGCGATGAATGCAGGCGCTTCGGCGTTAAAGCAGGAAATCAAACATCGAGTACCTATTCTTAAGGAAACGGTGCCTCATCGACGCAAAGGCACCATCAAGCGCAATATTCGTTCTAAAACGAAAGTGCAGCGCAATGGGCAAGTTAAAACGCGCATTTGGGTGAAATCATTATCGGGTAAAAAAGTGTCTGCCTTTAAACAAGCAACGGGGAAAAGTGCGGCATTGAACCCAAATGATCCGTTTTATTGGTGGTTTGTCGAGTTTGGTACCGCCAAGATGCCCGCACAACCGTTTATGCGCCCCAGCTTTGAAGCGAAAAAGGAAGCGACGGCTAAAGTGATTGTTCAAACACTCAAAGAGGATATTGAAAAAGCAAGGTAGAGATCATGATACAGCAATTAAAAGAGACCCTTTCACCGCTTGTCGATGGAAGGGTTTTTTTTCAGGTATTACCCGAAGGCAAAGGGCATTATCCCGCCATTGTGATCCAGTTCGCCAGCATCACACCTAACAGTGCGCTGGAGGATATGGATTTAGATAACTATCGTGTGCAACTTGATGTGTATGCGCCACAGCCACAACCCCTTATGGTCTTGCGTAAAAAAATTGAGGCTAAGATTGTCGAGGCGATCCCATTTGCACAACGGGTGAATGCGGTCTTTGGGTATGAAGCGGATGTCAAATTGCATCGGCTTGTTCTTGAATTAATGATTTCATCAGATAAATAAGGAATGGATATGGCAAAGTCAAAAAACCATAAAGCGACGCCTTTCCTCGGCACGAAGATCTTTGTGCAAACCGGCTTAGGGGAGGCGATGACCGTGACGGAAGCGACGTTATCACCCGCAACTATTACTATCGCCAATAATAAGCTGAAAGCCGATGACATGATTATGTTATCGGGACTCGGGGAGTTAGATGGACGTTTTCCTGTTGCACAGGTTGATGGCAACAAAGTGACCCTGTGCGACGAAGTGGATTGGAGTGATAAAACACTACCCACGGATTTTGCAAACGCCAAAGCACAACGTATTCAATGGTCTAATAACTTTTGTGCGGTGAAAAGCTTTAGCAAAGACGGTTCGACAACCGAACAAATTGATGTCACCACCATTTGCAGTGATGGCAAGGAATATGAATCCGGCGATACGGAATACGGCTCAATTAAATTGACCTTTTTCTTACGTTATAGCTCCAGTGAGGTGCAGCGACTCTTGCGTAAATATGAAAACAGCAAAGAAAAATTTGCGGTGAAAATGGTCTTAACACGAGATGAGGGCTCCATGTTTTATTACGGCTCCGTCGAAACGGGCATGAATATTGATGGCAGTGTAGGACAAATGATGGATTCGGGGATCTCGATTAAATTGTCTGGCCGTGATTATTTGAATGTGAAGAAATAACCCCTAATTCACCTCTTTCATTATTTCTCTTCTCCCTTCTCAATAAAAAATCTTAGGAGTGATTATGTCTAACGCTTTATTGCGTGAATTAGTGTTAAACCAAGCACTGAAAGTGACGCCTTTTACCTATTTAGACAACACCTTTTATGTCAAAGAGTTGGATGTTGGCACCATGAATTACATTCAGCGCAAACTTCGTCAAATTAAAATCAAGCTCGCCGAAGCGCAGGACATTTATTTAGACGAAGACGATCCCGAACAATTTAATGAGGCGATAAATCGTGTCTACGATGAATATGATGTCGCCAGAATGTTGGCCTTTAAGTTGTGTGATGAAAAAGGGGAACTGCTTTTTGATGCTGAAAATGAAGAAGACTTAAAAGGTCTTAATCGTTTAGGGCAAGGGTTCTCTAATGCGGTGTTTACAGCAGAAGCGGGGAATAGCGAAAAAAACTTGGAGAACGGCGACAATTCCAACTGATATTGTCGTTGGCACTGGGAAAAACGCTCGCGGAAATCGAGCAAATGCCTGAAAGCCACTTGTGTGAATATGAGGCTTTTTATCGCAAACAGCCCTTTGGTTTATGGCGAGAGGATTATCGGGTGGCACAAGTGGCGCATCTTCTCGCGATGATAAATCGTGATCCGAAAATGTCTCCGCCTGAATTGATGGATTTTATGCCGATGTGGAAGAAGAAAATCACGGAAGAAGAGGTGTGGGATAATGTCACTGAGAGTGTATTAGCTAATCGATAGCCCCACATCAGTGGGGCTTAATCGTTAACCACCGCGAGACATTTTCTCAATTTTTTTATCCGTATTGTATTGAGAAAGGGCATAAACCGACCAGATAGCCGCAGGGATCCATCCAATTAAGGTGATTTGTAGGATAAGGCAGAAGATGCCAGCAAATGGGCGACCAATCGTGAAAAATTGTAACCAAGGTAGTAATAACGCCAGAATAAGTCTCATAAAACCCCCTCTATTATTCGAAATTTCAGTTTATCAATAATTAAATCAATAGCAAATAACAAGGAATATTGCATTTATTCAGGGTGAAAGTTTGCTTTTGTAGTGTTCATACCCAGGATTGAATTTATGGCGGGAGCATTAGGTAGATTAAATATTGATTTAACGCTGAATACGGCAAATTTCACAAATGCGATCAACCGTAGCCAGCGCCAAACAGAACAATTTGGGCAAAGTATTCGCGTCAGTCTTCAAGCTATCACCGTACAACAAGAGCGAATGGTATCGCAAACCGCAAAATCCTCGGCGCTTTTTGCCCGTTTTGCGAGTGTCACCGCAAGTGCATTATCCATTCATCAAGTCATTAATTATGCCGATAGTTGGACGGAATTACAGAACCGCTTAAAACTGGTGACGGAAAGCTCCGTTGAGTTAAATAAAGCCACACAAGCCGTCTATGATATTGCCCAAAAAACCTATCAATCATTGGATGCCACAGCACAGGTTTATCAACGTTTTGCAGATAATGCCGATCGCTTAGGCTTAAGTCAGCAAAAAGTGGCTGAACTCACGGAAACCGTCTCAAAAGCCGTGGCGATTTCGGGGGCGAGTGCAACCGCAGCCCAAGCGGCATTAACCCAATTTGGTCAAGCATTAGCCTCGGGTCAGTTACGTGGCGAAGAACTAAATTCAGTGATGGAGCAAACCCCTGCGTTAGCGAAAGCCATCGCTGACGGAATGGGTGTTAGTGTGGGCGAATTAAGGAAGAAAGCCCAAGATGGTGAAATGACGATTGAGAAAGTCATTCAAGCCTTAGAGCGTGCTGCCGACAGTGTGGATAAAAAATTCGCCACCAGTGTGACAACGGTTAGCCAAGGTTTCACTAATCTTCAATCGGCGATGACCAAATTTATTGGTGAAGCGAATCAAGGTACAGGTGCGACTCAGCTTTTTACCACAGGGATGACCACTCTTGCCGATAATCTATCGTTAGTCGCTAAAGTAGTCGAAGGGATCGCCGTCACGGCATTGGTAGCAAAACTCTCTCAATGGACGAAAGCCACTTATCTGAAAAATCAGACAACGTTGAATGAAGCCAAAGCCACATTACAGAGTGCAGAGGCAAACAGTGTGGCAGCAACCAGTGCCGTGAGGAAGGCATGGGCGGATAAAGAAGCCGCCACATCGGCGCTCAATAGAGCCAAAATGGAATATCAAGTTGCTAGAGGCACTAACGCGGAAAAAATAGCACTCGATAATCTTATCGCCACAAAGTCACTCGCAAGAACAGCCTCTCTAAATTATACACAGGCATTAACCGCCGAAAACGTTGCTCAACGTGCATTAACGACCGCTCGGCGTCAATCAACGGTGGCGGGGCGAGCACTTAACAGTGTTATGGGATTAGCGGGTGGCCCTATTGGATTAGTGGTGACTGGTGTTGCAGCATTGGGAATGGGATTGTATGAATACAGCGAAAATGTCAAACAAGCCAAACTCGAATCGATTGAATTTGCTCATTCCCTTGATACATCAACAGAAGCGTTAAACAAAATGAGCAATGCCACGTTAGTGGCAAATTTAAGCAAAGTTTCATCGGGCATTAACGCGCAATTGGAGAAAATCGAGGAGCTTAAACAACAGGTTATTTCCTTACAAGGTCTATCAAAATACAGCATTGAGAGTGAAAAGGCATTTACTGAACAAGGTGTGGGGGATTTATACCTTAAACGAGTGGCTGAAAAGCAAAAAGAGCTTGATGCTGCGATGGGGATATATGCAGAGCAAGTTAATAACTTAGAGCGTCAGCGAGCCAATATGCAAAATATGTTGGCGACACTCAAAGAAAAAGTGGGCGATCAAGCTCCTGAATATAAACGCTATGCCACTGAGTTACAAAATGTTGATGCCGTTATCAATTCACTTAAGGCGAGTTTAAAGAGTTTAGGCATTGAATATGAATCACTCATTGATATCACGTTTCAGGCGACAAATAGCCAAGTGAATGCCGCCACGGCGATTGCTAAACAGATTGATGAATCGATTGAAAAATCGCAACGTTCAGTGGCAAAAGCGCAAGCCACAGGGAAGGCATTAGCGAAATTAAATGCAGAAGATGTATTGGCCTCACGCAAAATTACGCCAGATATGCAAGGCTACGATAAAGCCTTACAAGCGGAAATTGAGGCACAACTGGCACTGCAAGCCAAACGGACGTATAAGCCCAGCCATAAATCAACGATTGATTATGCCAAGCAATATACCAAAATCTTGACGGAATTGGAGGAAAAACAAGCCTCACTGATTGCGGATGGACAAAGCATTCAACTCTATGGCACTACCTCTTCTTTTAATGAGTACACATCCGCATTAGCCGATATCAAACAGAATAAAGACAAGTTTGATGCCATCTTAAAAATCGATCCCAAAGCGATTGAGACGATAAAAGAAAAAGCGAAAGCCATTGATGATCTGGCGCGTGCCAACTCGGTTGCGCAATTTGCTTATGATCGCGGTAAAGAAATTGAGCAGATGCAATTTGAAACCACCTTGATAGGAAAGACACGCGCAGAGCAAGAAAAACTCAATGCCCTTCGTCAGATTGATGTGCTGTATCAGCAAGCCAGTGTGGATTTAGGCGAGAAAGAGTTGGCGAACTTACAACGTAATGTCGAACTCACTAAACAGCAGATTGAGGCAGAGCTTAGGAAACGAGAGGCCATGAAAGGCGATCCGATGGCGGGATTAAAACAAGGTTTATCGGATTTCAGTGAGTCGGCTATGGATGTGATGGAAAACGTCAGAAACGTCACCACCAATGCCCTTAATAATATGTCTGATGCATTAGCCGATTTTGCTTTAACGGGGAAAGGAAGCTTTAAAGATTTTGCCAATGCGGTGATCTCCGATATCACTCGGATGGTGATGAAAATGCTGATTTTCAAAGCCATAGAAGCAGGCGGGCAGGCAATGGGCTTTGATATGGGATGGATGAGCAAAGGGCATGCTTACGGTGGTTATACGGGGCATGGTGGGAAATTTGAGCCTAAAGGAATTGTGCATGGTGGTGAGTTTGTTTTTACCAAAGAAGCAACGGCTAAATTGGGTGTCGGCAATCTCTATCGCTTAATGCATGCGGCGCAAGGTTATGCTTCGGGGGGCTTTGTGGGGGCGGTCGCAGGGCGAATACCGATTACACCGCAACCGACGTTAGCCCGTGCAGGTGGTGTGCAAATGACGGTCGTTAATCATATTACGGTGACAGGAAATGGTGACGCTGTACTTGCTCAAGCAATGAAAGAAGCCGCACAACAAGGGACAGAAGCCGGCGCACAGAAAGCTCACGCGATGATGTTACAAGACTTTCAAAGTAATGGCGCAGCACGCAGAACATTAGGAGTTTAAATGTCTATTCTTGAATGGCCAAAAGAGGTGATCCCCACACAGGAAAACTGGCAATTATTGAGTAACAGCAAAACTTTCACCTCGCCATTTAATGGAAATAGCCAAACGGTACGCTTTCCGGGAAGTCGTTGGCGTTGTGAGCTGACATTCAATAATTTAAATGAAGAGAAATCGCGCCAGTTAGAAGCGCTGGTGGCTTCATTGGATGGGATGTCGGGGCGAGTCAAAATAGCCAGTTGGATAAGAAAAGGGCGTTATGGGTATGGTTCGCCTCGTATTGCAATACCGAGCCAATTAGGTAATCAGCTAGAAACAAAGGACTGGAAGCGCAATATGCGCGTGTTACAACAAGGGGATCGCTTAACTGTGGGCAATGAACTCAAAATGGTGGTGGCGGATGTGGTCAGTGATCATCAAGGCCGTGCCATTATTCTTATTTCGCCGATGTTAAGAACATCACCTACCGTCAATGAAATGCTCGAGGTTGAGCGTCCTTTTGGAGTATTTCGGCTCGTTGATAATGAACAGGGGAAGTTTCAGCATCGTCGCTTGGGGTATACCAATATCACGTTATCTTTTGAGGAGGTGTTGTACTAATGCAATATCATCCATTTTCTGACGGTATGGTAAAAGCAATTAATGAGGGGGCTTATATCGTTTTAGCCGCCAGACTCGATTTGAAATCAGGCGTCACCTGTGCGCATACCGGTGTTGGGCAACTGATTATTGCGGGGGAAACTTATTTAGGTGTAGGAAGTTTAGGCGAAATCAGTCAGCTGAAAGAGAATAAGACAACCAGTCCCCCACAATTACAGCTTAAATTAGCTGGTTTTGATAAATCGCTGGTGGGAATGGTGATGAATGAGCAAAGTCGAGGGCGAGAAGTCCGGTTGATGATGGTCGCCATCGGCGAAGAGGGGAAACCGCTTCTTGCTGAAGTCTTATTTGTCGGACAAATCACATCTATCAATGTGGTGTCTGGCGAAGAAAATGCTGTATGTGTTAATGTTTCTAATCGATTCGAGCGGTGGTCAATCGGGTTACCCGATAGATTCACCGATGAGTCGTGGTCATCTCGAAGACAAGGTGATCGTATCTTTCGTTATGTTGCTCAAATGGCTGAACGGGCGATTTATTGGGGTAGCAAGAAAGATGCACCTGCATTTATTTATAAATAATCTTATTGTCTTGTTAAACCCACTTTTGTGGGTTTTTTGCTATTTAAGGTCAGTACATGAAACAACCTAACTGGACACTTAAATTACCTGAAACCATAAGGGCGGCGATGAGTCGCCCTTTTTCATGGGGGGAATTTGATTGTTGTATTTTCGCCTCTGAATGTATTTACGCACAATGCGGTTTCTCTCCAATAAGGCCTTATCTCAATCACTATAAAACCAAAGCCGAAGCCTTCAACCTGCTCAAATCCAAATTTGGCTCCTTAGAGAAAGCCGTATCACGCTATTTCAAGTCCATTGAGATTGAGCGGGTTCAGCGTGGTGACCTCGTACTGTTCAAAGGTGAGGACGGTGACAGTTTAGCCGTGGTCTGGGCGGGGCATTATTGGGGCGTAACCCTACAAGGTGTGAAGCCAGTGCAGATTAACCCAATCAAAGCGTGGAGAGTGGAATAATGGGGGGAAGTGGTGGATTAATTTCAAAAGTCGTGGGTGCAGGCTTAATGATTGCTGGGCTATTTACCGGAGGCGTCACCTCGGCGATGGGTATGGCACTGATGGCAGCAGGCGTTGCGGTTCAAGTCGCGGGTTCGCTTATCTTTAAGCCTAAACTGCCTTCCATGAATTATCGAGATACCAGTGAACGCAAACAGATGTTACGTTCATCGTCTGCGCCTGAAACCGTAATTGTCGGAAAAACAGTGATATCGGGTTTGCTTTTCTTTGCAGAGGAAGAAAATGGCGAACAAGATGAAAATGAAAAAATCACACTGGCATTGGCGCTTGCTGGACACCCCATAGAGAAAATCGGGAAGATTTGGTTAGGAGATGATCTCATTGAGACGTTTGGTGATAAAGCCTCATGGGAATTACATAACGATAGGGAAAATGCCGATCCCTTTATGCTTAAAAATTGCCCGTCATGGAAAGAGGATATGATTGGTCGAGGTCTAGCGTGGTTACGTGTGACACTCACGTTTGACCAAGAAAAATTCCCTTATGGATTACCCAATGTGAAATGTGAAGTCTGGGGAAAACATCTGTTTGATCCTCGCACTGGGCAAACTGTGTGGAGTAACAATGGTGCCTTAGTCATTTTGGATTATTACCGCCATTATTTAAAAGTACCTGATACGGATATTGATTTTGACAGCTTTAAACAGGCAGCCGATTTATGTGATGAAAAAGTGAGTCTACCAGAAGGCAGATTTGAGTCGCGATATACCCTTAATGGCGCCTATGACTTAAATGAGAGTCCATCCAGTGTTTTGGAGGCGATGCACAAATGCATCAACGCGGAACCGACATTCACCGCAGGAAAACACGGTATCCAAATTGGTGCTTATTATGGGCCTGCAATAAAAACCATCACTGAATCACAATTGATTGGTACCGTCACTTGTACCCCTGAAACAGGGTTAAAAGACGCGACCAATGCGGTGTATGGTACTTTTATTGACGCCGAGCAACTCTATACCAAGACAGACTTTACGCCTGTCATTGTCAATGAATGGATAGAAGAGGATGGTTTAGAAATCAGGGAAAACGTTGATTACCGATTTGTTACTAGTCCTTATCAAGCACAACGATTAGCTCGACAATATCTCCGTAAAAAGAAAGCCGGTAGGCGCGTCCAATTGACGATGAATTTAGATGGCTATGCGTATCGCCCCGGTGAAGTTGTTTTATTAGATTTACCTTCTTTAAATATTAGAGGTCTTGAATTTCGTATTGCAGAATGGACATTTCATGCTTTAGATGGTGTATCTTTAACACTTGAAGAAGACGGTGCTTATTTATATGAAGATGTCATTGGGAAACCTTTTGTTAGACCCCCATTCACTAAACTACCCACTGGTGGCGTTGCCGCGCCTATTAATCTGGCTTTTGTTCCTCTCTCGGTCACAGATATCGTTCAAGGATATATCTCGTGGCAGAACGTGGCATCTGATGTTCGCTATAACACGGTTAATATTCTCCAAAACGGCAAAGTCATTCAGTCTATTCAAGTACCGGGTGAGCGTGTTGATATTAATGGTTTAACTCGAGGCACTTATCGTGTCGAAGTGAGAGCAATTAATGTCGCTGGTGCTATGTCTGCTCCTGCTATTAGTGACTTTGCTATTCAAGCACCGCCAGCACCAATCGGTGTTGAAATAACGCCGGGTATGTTTAGCCTGACGGCATCACCCAAGCAAGGCGATAGTGCTGTCTTTGGTTATACGTTTGAGTTTTGGTTTAGTGACAAAAAACTCGCTAATCTCTCTGAAAATGAAGTGATCACCAAAACAAACAAAGTTGGTCAAGGAAACTTCTGGACGCAAGAGAATTTAAAAGCTGGGCACACGTATTATTTTTATGTTCGAACAATTAATAGTTATGGTAAATCACCTTTTGTGGAAGCTTCGGGTGTTCCTGTCTCATTACCCTCAGATATTTTTGATGATTTAGATAACACAGTTAGAGAAACGGACGCGTTTAAGGAGCTGGATAAAAAGCTTGATTGGAATGCTGAGACAGCAATTATTTTAAGTAACACGAGCTATCGTAACTTCAGGCAGTTGCTAATAAAACATGCTGAATCTCAGGCTGGTATTAATGAGTTATGGCAAGCTAACGCAACTCAAGAGGAAGCATGGGCACAGGAAGTTAAAGAAATTTACTCCGCTGTGGGTGATAACACGTCTGCAATTAAAGAGACACAAACGTCAATTACCAAACTAGATGAGGCTTTTGGTCAGCGATTTACTGAAATTCGTACGGAAATGGATAAGGCTCAAGCCGATATCGTTTCAAACTCTACTGCCATCTCTAACACAAACAAGGCATTTGCTGAAAACAAAACACAAGTTCAAGCTAAGTTTGATGAACAGGAGGGAATGATACAGGAGAAAATGCAAGCTACCTTCAATCAGGCTGGTGACGGTGTTGTCACGCATTCAATTAATATCACGATTGTTCATAACGGCACTAAATACAATGCAGCAGGTCAGGTCATTAGTGCTCAAGTTAAGAATGGCAAGCTTGAGTCATTCATTGGCTATAACGCTAATAACTTTGCGTGGTATAACCCAGCAAATGGCAAGATGGAATTATTCATGTATGCCAAGAACGGGCAGTTCTTCGTTCGAGATTTATTTATCGAAGATGGCTCGATTACAAATGCAAAAATAGGAAATGTTATTCAATCAAATAATTATGTGGCGGGAAAATCAGGCTGGATAATTAATAAAAACGGATACGCTGAATTTGATAATGCAAAATTTAGAGGAGAAATTAAAGCCACTAAAGGCACAATGAATAATGTAATTATTGATAAGGATTGTGAAATTAAGGGCACTTTAAAAGTAGAGAATATCGAAGGTGACATAGTTAAGTTTTATTCTCTTGGTAATGGAGAAACAATTACGATACCGGCACAATCTTTTGACCGCGTTATTCAAGTAGTCACCATAGCGACGACTCATAATAGTAAGTGGTGCCGATTGTGGTTAAATGATAATAAGTTCTTTGAAATTAAAAATGGTGGGAACTATAAAGAATTTACTTATTGGAATTCACCATCAACAACGTTAAAAGCGAATACACCAGGCGTATTTAGATATGACAGCGAAGATAGATATTTCAAAATAACACTATTAGCCTGCAAGCAATAAGGAAATAAATCATGATATACACAACAGGCACTGTTAACACAGTGTCAGGGTCTGCTATTGTCAAAGGTACTGGCACTAAATTTAAAAATAATAATCCCGCCATTAATATCGGAATGACGATTTTAATTAAATCTGGAAATACTAATATTCCGTATATGATTAAATCCGTTAATTCCGACACTGAATTAGTATTAGCACAATCCGCATTAGTAACAGCAACTAACACCACATTCTCAATTCATATTACTGAGCCAGATAATAATAGTGATGCAGCAAGAACAATGGTCGCTATTAATAGTTATGTTGAGTATTTCCTTGATGCAATGAACACATGGATGACTCAGACTGGGCAGACAAAAATTGAAATGCCAAACGGTGAAGTTGTCACGCTCGATAGCATTAAGAAGATGCAGGGGGATATCAAGAATAAGGCTGAGTTAACTAAAGTTGAACTTCAAACATTTTTAGGCCCCATAGAATCAATTAATAGCGTTTGGGCTAAAAAATCCATAAATAATAGAGTTGGTTTGGTTGCTGAAGATAATCGTCGCTTCATATCAACAAGAGCGGAAAATAGCTCTGGATACAACAGTATTGATATCCCAAATAAAAGCGGAACAATGATGCTTATTGGTGATTGCGGTATAGGTGAAAACAATTCCGTAATTAATTATCTGCCGGATATTGATTCTGTAGATTATAAAAATGGCACTATTAGTTTTTTTAACACCAATACAAAAGGCACCTTGCCGTTTAGTTACGGTTATATACATGCATTTAATGCGCGGGTAGGAACGGGAATTGTACAAATCGCATACGAAATCAGCACAGGGAGAAAAATAAATATCGCTGTTCGTGATAATTTAAATAACTCCTGGGGTAAGTGGGTTAGATTTTACAATACTGACAATACAATAGTTGATACCCAAGGATTTATTAAAAAAGCTTCTCCAGTTGTTAACATCAACCCCGACGGCACATTCACAACTAACGACGAATCAGAAGGCGCTACTGTTACTCGAGTAGCAAAAGGCAAGTATCTTATCGAGAGTGTGCTCGGTTTTAACTCAGATGCGGGATGGGGCGGTGTTGACGGCGGTATTGAAATTCCACTCGATGTAAATAAACAACCGTTGATATGGGTTAACTCTAAAATCAACAAAGACGGTTCAATTCTCGTTAAAACCTATCACCGCACTCATCCTAACGCGCCTGAGTTTGCTCGTAATGATATTGACGGTTACAGCGATGGTGACCCAATTGATATCCCTGATGGCCGTTTTATCTCTGTTCGTGTACAGATGCCAGAGCAATCAATCTACAACGTAAGAATGCGTGAGATGGAAGAAGCGCAGAAAGCGGAAGAGGAACGCAGACAAAAAGAAGAGGACTAATTGTGATATTGTTGAGCGGACTGTTTTCGCTAACTAACTCGTCCGCTTAATATAAATATAAAAGAGATAAGTCTAAAAAAGAATTATTACATACGAAGACATAAATAAAAAAAGAGTGCTTAATGCACTCTCTAATAATTAGAACAAAAAGTACGCCAAAATTTAAAGTTTTTTGGGATTACTTGTTCTGAAATACCAAAACCTGCGTTTATCCTTTTAAATACATCAAAGCTAACATCGCTTCTCGGAATAATTTCGCCTGTCTGAACTCTTGAAATAACATTTGGAACTCGCCAAATGATAGCTTCTCTATAAACCACGTAACTATCATGTCGAATAAAATCATGATCTCCTGGTTTTAATAAGCAGGTTGCATCGAATGGGACACCCTCTTTACAACTTGATATATTTACAACCAAAACACAATCACAACCATTAATGGGGTAATAAACAGGATCATTGCAAACAACGTGTAAATGCTCACATGGGCCTGTTGGTGCTAACACCGTACCTCTTTTATATGGTTGATAATCAATCATGCTAATTCAGAACTAAATGCCTTGAGCTGTTTAGTTTCATTAAAACTTCGCAAGCACGCATCCGCTTCTTGTTCAGTCTTACCGCCAGCTAGAAATATGTCTCTTGGGTTAATGGGGATAGATGAACCATGAGGATCATTCCACTCTGGACATATTTCATGAGTTAAATCGCAAATTCGAAACCTTTTCAGGTGTCCATACTTGGAAAAAGTCTCATCAAGTATTTTTATATCCGCTTTACTTAGCTCATCAAAATCATCGTCCATAACACCTGACAATACTTTTTTTATGCTAACTTCATAGTTAGCCTCACCAGAGATCCATAATTCCCATGGAGAATCATCATAATCTCCACCAGATTTAACTAAATCATAAGTTCTGGATAAAACAGGCCCATGATTCATAGAAACGTAGCTGTCTCCTGACATAGAGTCACCAAATCTAATTAAGCACTCTCTATCAGCAAGGTAAAGAAGTTTCATTAATTTTATGTATGCCATGCGCCCACCGCGTTTATGCAGTAGGTATGCAGCCATTTGAGCTACTTTTTCTTCGCAAAACATAGAAACCTCCAAGACACACTAAATAAGTTACCAAGTGATAACTCTTGGTTAAAAGTATACCCGCTGGTAATAGGATTAGCTATTATTTCCGCTTTTTTTTGTGTATTTTTACAAAAATCAGGACACCAATAGCACACCAGAAATTGATAACTGATTGATTATATAACTCGGTCGGTTCCATCGAGCATAGGTGCAACAGAGAAGCGATTCAAATTATCTGTTCTTTTATTATCATTAATAGGGTGATTTTCTGTTGTTTTATTGCGTTCTGTATTTTCTGACATGCTGTAATTCTTTCGTCGATTTAGATGGCGACTACCCTGATGAACATAAAGGTAGAAATAAAGGAGTAGTATAACATAGCAAGTTGTTAAGTATGATACAGCCAGAAAGATAAGTATTAAAGATTAAAGTAGATGCATTTTGGTCAAGTTATTGCTACTTGCTACGCCATTTGCTTGA